CCTTTTTAATGCTATTTCCTGACAATTTCGTGGCGTAAAAACAACAAATGGCAAGGCAATCCGCAGAGTCGTTGACCCTAGTACCGATAGCGGCACTACCGTCTCGGATTGAACCGCCTAGCGAATTGACGCCATTACAGGCCGATATTTGGCGATCAGTAGCCGCCAGCAAGCCGATAGATTGGTTTGGCTAGGATGTTGCGCCATTGCTGGCTGAATACTGCCGAGCAGTGGCTATGTGCAATATCCTTGCGCTATAGATCGAAGCATCAATAGCTGGCAGTGAGCATGGCGAGATTAAAGCCTTGCTAGATATGCGAGACAAGGAAAGCCGAAGGGTTGCAAGTCTCGCCACAAAGATGAGATTGACGAATCAAAGCCGATACACGCCAGACAAGGCGGCGACGGCTAACAAGAAATCTGGCATTGGATTCAAACCGTGGCAGTCAAAAAATTAAAACTGTCGCCGCGTGCAAAGCGCAATATCGAGTGGATTGAATAGCATCTTGTTGTGCCAGAGGGACGATTGGTCGGCTAGCCCGTTAAGCTGTCCATAGCGCAGCGAGAATGGATGGAGCAAATTTACGGTATGCCGACGCGCACGTTTATTTGCTCTCTTCCTCGAAAGAATGGAAAAACGGCCTGGTCGGGAATGCTTCTGCTGCTGCATTTGGTTGGGCCTGAAGCAACGCATAACGGCCAGCTATACAGTGCCGCGCAATCTAGAGAGCAAGCATCAATCCTTTTTCAGCTTGCCGCGAAAATGATACGCATGTCTGCCGACCTGTCGCAGTACGTGATAGTTAAAGACTCCGCGAAGGAATTGGCTTGCGCTGAGTTGGGAACGAAGTACCGGGCATTGTCGGCTGATGCATCCACGGCCTACGGCTTGTCTCCGGTGTTCGTAGTGCATGACGAACTAGGACAGGTTAGGGGGCCGCGCAGTGAGCTATATGAGGCGCTAGAAACGGCATCCGCCGCATAGCAGGCGCCGCTGTCGATTGTGATTAGCACGCAGTCGCCAAAGGATTCAGACCTACTAAGCCTGCTAATAGATTCTGCAAAGCGCAGCAATGATCCACGCACTAAATGCGTTTTGTATGCGGTGCCATCTGATGCAGACCCGTTTGACAGAGACACGCTTGCCAAGGCGCAACCGAATTGGCATCTGATGAATCATGAAGAAGTTTTCCGCATGTCCGAAGAGGCGAAGCGGATGCCTAGCAGGGAATCAAGTTTTAGAAATCTAATCGCTAACCAGCGCGTGAACATGACAGACCCCTTTGTTACCCGGTCTGTTTGGGAAGCGAACGCAGGCGCGGCAGATTTCAGCGCGGTGCAAGATTGCTACATCGGCGTAGACCTTTCGGCGCGCAATGACTTGACGGCGGTTGTCGTGGTCGGACGTGATGCGGATGGAATCTTTCACGTGCTGCCGTATTTCTTCGCGCCGCAAATTGGTATTGAGGATCGAAGCCAGCGCGACCGCGAAACCTATGATGTATGGGCGCGCGAGGGTTTCATTACCACGACGCCAGGGGCGTCGGTGGATTATGCCTATGTCGCACAGCAGTTAGTGGAACTGTGCGACACGCATGATGTAAAGGCTATCCCGTTTGACCGCTGGCGCATTGACGTGCTGAAAAGCGAACTGGCGCGGATGAATGTTGAGCTGCCTCTGGTGCCATTTGGTCAGGGCTTCAAGGATATGACGCCCGCGCTAGATCAGCTTGAGTCGCTTTTGCTAGATGGAAAAATCCGGCACGGCGGCAATCCTGTACTGGATATGTGCGCCGAGAATGCAGTAGCTACACGCGATCCCGCAGGCGGGCGCAAGTTGGACAAGTCAAAGGCAACGGGGCGAATCGACGGAATGCAAGCGCTGGCAATGGCAATCGGCGCAGCGAATACACAGATACCTGTCAAGCCGCCCGAATATCAAATGATGTTTATCTGAGAGAGACAATGAACGAAAACCAGCGCGCCTATTCTGTTTTCTAGGTCAAGTCGATTGACGCGGCCAAGCGCACATTTACAGGCTGGGCCACGACGCCAGCCGTAGACCGAGTGGGCGATACGATTGACCCGCTAGGCGCGGTGTTCAAAAACCCTCTTGTATTGCTACACCAGCATGATAGCGATGAACCTATCGGACAGGCCAACTTCGGAAAGCCGACTGTAAAGGGAATTCCTTTCACGGCGACTATTCCGCAGACGGATGCTTTGCCGGATAGCGAACTGAAAGACCGACTGGATACCGCATGGGGTGAAATTGAACTAGGACTCGTGCGCGCAGTCAGCATCGGGTTCCGTCCGCTGAAATATGCATATAACGAAAACGGCGGTATTGAATACCAGGCAATTGAGGTATTCGAGCTTTCTACAGTTTCAGTTCCGGCGAATGCTGAAGCGGTCATTACATCCATCAAGTCTGTAGATGGCGCAATCTCGCGAGCGCTCGTAGAGAAGATCAAGGAATACGATCACGCGCCTGCAAAGACTTTCAAGCGTGCAATTCCATTAGTGAGCGCACCACGCCCGCCAAAAGGCGCGGTATCGCTCAAGAAATAAACGCGGGCATTGCTTCCCTTTGTTGCGGAAGCCGCAGGGCCGCTTAACCGAAAAAGGAAATATCAAAATGGCAGGTAAAACGTTTGCCGAGCAAATCGCCGATCTGAAGGCGACGCGCGAGGCCAAGACTGAACAAATGAATACCGTTGCTTAGAAGGCAATGGATGAATCGCGTTCGATGGATACCGCTGAGGCGGAAAACTTCGATGCGCTGGAAGGCGAGATTAAGCAGATCGATGGAGACGTTGCTCGCTTGTCGCGTCTGGAAAAGATCAATGCTGAGAAGGCCACGCCGGTTTCTGGCGCCAAGCCGGAAGATGCAAGCAAGTCGCGCGAAGGCGTGACGGTCAAGAATACGCAGAAGCTTGAACCGGGTATCGAGTTCACGCGTTATGCGATGTGCCTTGCTGCTGCAAAGGGCGATGTAGGCCGCGCGTTCAATATCGCAAAGTCGCGCATCCCGGATTGCGAGCGTGTAGTTAATGCGCTCAAGTTCCAGAGCGAGACCGGCCATTCGTTCGAGAGCCTTATCAAGTCGAATGTGGCTGGCGGCACGACTGCCGACGCAACGTGGGCTGGCCCGCTTGTCTATTATCAGCAGTTCGCTGGTGACTTCGTGGAATATCTGCGCCCGCAGACCATCGTCGGCAAGTTCGGCACCGGTAACATTCCGTCGCTGCGCCAGATTCCGTTTAACGTGCGGATTGCCAGCCAGACTTCGGGCGGTGCGGGTTACTGGGTCGGCCAGGGTGCGCCGAAGCCGCTTACCAAGTTCGATTTCGATGCCACTAATCTGTCGTGGGCGAAGGTTGCGGCGATTTCCGTTATCACGGATGAGCTGATTCGTTTCAGCAATCCGTCAGCGGAAGCGCTGGTGCGTCAGGGCTTGGTGGATGCGCTCAAGGCTCGCCTTGACGTGGACTTCATCGACCCGGGTAAAGCGGCTGTTGCTGGCGTCTCCCCCGCGTCGATCACGAACGGTATCGCGGCGATCAGTTCCAGCGGCACGGATGAAACTGCCGTGCGTCACGATCTGCGCGCTTTGTGGGCGCCGTTCATCGCTGCGAATATCGCGCCAACTTCGGCGGTTTACATCATGTCCGCGACTACGGCGCTTGCCCTGTCGCTGATGGTGAATCCGCTGGGCCAGCCGACCTTCCCCGGGATCACGATGAATGGCGGCACGCTGCTTGGCGTTCCGGTTATCGTTTCCGAGTACGCCAAGAATACGGGCGGTTCCTCTGGCGGTATCGTGATCCTTGCGAATGCGTCGGATATCTGGCTTGCCGATGATGGCGGGTTCACTCTGGACGCGAGCCGCGAAGCATCGTTGCAGATGGATGATGCGCCGAACAACAACAGCGCGACCGGCACGGAATCGCAGGTTGTTTCCATGTTCCAGACGAACAGCGTCGCCTTGCGTTGCGAACGCTTCATCAATTGGCAGCGTCGCCGCAGCGGTGCGGTTGCCTACCTTGATACGGTGAACTGGGGTAGCTGAGTGTAATTGGGTGCGGCCTCAAGTTCGGGGCCGCACCATTTTGGAGGTTGCATGAAAGTAAAAATCAAGCTATTGCGACGGTTGCGCGGTGATGATCCGGGAACGTTTTGGCGAGTGTCGCATGGCGAGGCTTTGGTATTGACGCATCGTGGCTATGCCGAGTATGTGACCGCAGCGGTCAAGCCGCAGGTTGCGGAAGTGCAGCAAGTGCATGCGGATGCAGAGGAAACGCAACAATAGGAAGATGTAGAAATATCCGAGCGCACCGGACTCCCCAAGCGGCAATATCGCCGCCGTGATTTGACTGCGGAATAAACGAATGCGATTTCTCGGACTGGAAATAACGCGGGCAAAATCCGCACCTGGCTCGCTCTAGTCCGTAGACTCGCGCGGATGGTTGCCGCTAGTTCGCGAACCGTTCGCGGGCGCGTGGCAACAGAATATGAGCAAGACCGTAGACGGTCAGCTTTCTTTTTCAGCCGTCTATGCTTGCGTTACCTTGATTGCAAATGACTTCGGTTCGCTGCGTCCGCGACTGGTCGAAAAGCGCGGCAACGTCTGGAAGGAAACGACAAGCGCATCATTTTCGCCGGTTATCCGCAAGCCGAATCGCTATCAGAATCATATCCAGTTCAAACAATGGTGGGCTACGTCAAAGCTCACGTTCGGAAACACTTACGTGCTGCTAGTGCGAGACAATCGCGGCGTAGTGGTAGAGCAATACATTCTTGACGCGCGCCGGGTATATCCGCTGGTCGCGCCGGATGGACAGGTTTACTACACGTTGCACACGGATAACCTAAGTGGAGTACAGGGCGAGATTACCGTTCCTGCGTCTGAGATTATTCATGACCGCATGAATTGCCTGTTTCATCCTCTGGTAGGCATTCCGCCGCTTTATGCTGCTGGTTCGCCAGCGGCGCAGGGCTTGGCAATCCAGAATCAAAGCCGCAATTTCTTTGTGAACGGCGCGCGGCCTTCGGGCGTGTTGACAGCGCCTGGTGCCATCAGCCAAGAAACCGCAGACCGACTCAAGAGTCATTGGGAAGAAAAATTTACCGGCGAAAACTCCGGCAAGGTCGCGGTTTTGGGAGATGGCCTGCAATACTCGCCAATGACGATGACGTATGTTGACGCTCAATTGATCGAGCAAATGAAGATGACTATTGAGGCTATTTGCACGGCATTCCACGTGCCGCCGTTCAAAATCGGGCATGGTCAAATGCCTACGTTCCAAAACGGCGAAACCCTGAATCAAATCTATTATTCCGACTGTCTGCAATCGCTGATTGAAGAATACGAGCTATGCCAGGATGAAGGGCTGGGCATCGGTGAAGCGATCACGGTAAACGGTCGCAAAACGCAGCTAGGAATTGACCTTGACTTGCGCGGCTTGCTGCGTATGGACAAGGCAACGCAAGTGCGCACGCTTGGCGAAGCGGTCAAGGGTTCGATTATGACGGTGAATGAGGCGCGCGAGGAAATCGACTTAGATAAGGTAAGCGGCGGAGATACCGTTTACATGCAGCAACAAAACTTTGGCCTGGATGCGCTGGCGAAGCGCGATTCATTGCCCAACCCATTCGTGATTGACCGTCCTACGGCGAACCCAGACCCATCCGTTAGCGGGCCTGCAGTGAATGCCGATCCGACGCAAGCAGTTGATCAGGTCGCAGCCGCAAAAGCCTTCGCCTATGACGCGCAAAAAGCATTTGAACAGGAGTTAATCGCGTGATGTTCGATCCGATTGAATGGGGCAAGGGCATTGCGCGAACGATGAAGGCGCATATTGCAGACAAACTATAGCCGATTGAGAGCCGCATCAAGGCGCTGGAAGATTATCCCGCGCCGGATATGGATGCGCTGAAACTGCACATTGATACGGCGGTGCTTGCCACGGTAATGGATTGTTTCAAGAAGTGCGAAGCATCATTGCGCGGCGCGGATGGCAAGGATGCCGAGCCTATCAATCTGCATGGCCTGATTGCCGAGCTTGCGATTGCGCCCGAGATCAAAACGATTATTGACTTGCTGGTGACGGAAGGCATTGCGGAGCACGTCAAGGCTAACCCGGTCAAGGATGGCAAGGACGGTGCGCGCGGCGAAAAGGGCGAGCGCGGCGCGGATGGTGTAGGGCTTGCTGGTGCGCTGATTGATCGTGATGGATCGCTTGTGGTAACGCTCACGAATGGCGAGACTAAATCGCTTGGCCTAGTCATTGGCAAGGATGGCGCAGCGGGTCGCGATGGTAAAGACGGTGCGGATGGCTTGAGCGTGGAGGGGCGTGCGCTTTCCTATGATGCCGAGACTGGCGAAATCATCGAACGATGGAACGCAGCGGGTACGGCTAAAGAGTTCCGCTATCCGGCAGTCGGCATACACCAGCGCGGCTACTGGCGCGAAGGCATGGCTTGCAAATCAGGCGATGCGGTCACGCATGGCGGATCGTTCTATATCGCAAAACGAGATAACGCCAGCAAGCCTTGCGCGGAAAATGGCGATGATTGGTATCTGTGCGTCCGCAAGGGTCGCGACGGCGAACGCGGGCCTGCCGGTTCCGCATATGTCGCACCGGCTCCCGTAAAGTTGGAGTCTGCAAAATGACTTTGCTGGTATCGCTGGCATAGGCTAAGGCGCATCTTCGGCTTGACACGACCGATGAAGATACGCATGTATCGTTGCTTATTTCTGCTGCGAGCGCGGCAGTATTGGGCTATGTCAAGAATGGGCCTGATTTATTCCTTGACTCCGCTGGCGATCCGATCCTTGATAGCCATGGCGATCCCATTGGCATCCCGGACGATATGCGCTTTGCGACCTTGCTGCTAATTGGCGAGTTCTACAAAAACCGTGAAGCCAAGCAGGACGGTGAAATTGACCCGGCACACGGTTACGGATACCTGCCGCGCGTAGTGACGGCATTGTTATACCGCTATCGCACGCCGAGTCTTAGCTGATGTGATGGCTATGGACGCAGGCAAATTACGGCATCGCGTGGCGCTGCAATATCAGGCGCAATCGCAGGATGCAGATACGGGCGAGATTACCGTTAGCTGGCAAACGCTCGCGACGGTATGGGCTGCAATCGAGCCGCTTTCAACGCGCGAGTTTATCCAGTCTCAGGCGGTGCAATCCGAAGTGACTACGCGCATCACGATCCGCAAGCGCAACGATGTAACTGCGGCATGTCGTGCGGTGCATATGGTGAATGGCGTGGCGGGAAAGGTGTACAACATCCTTGGCGCGCTTGCCGATCCTGTCAGCGGCTTGGAATATCAAACCCTGCCATGCTCGGAAGGCGTCAATCAGGGCGGCGCGTGAATGCTGTTCGCGGTTTTGTGTACAGGGCCAAGCATGACACAGGCGCAGGCGGACGCTTGCAAGAGACGGTGCGGAGTTGTCGCGGTATCGGACGCATGGGCGCTTGCACCGTGGGCTGATGCGATGGTATCGCATGATGCAGCATGGTGGCGGGCGCATCCTGAAGTGGATTTCACCGGGCAAAGGTTTACGGCGCATCCTGAAGGATTGCACGAGTTCGGCGCAAAAGAGTTCAAGCATCCGGCTGGCAATAGCGGCACGCTCGGGATAGAGGTAGCGATGCACCTAGGCGCAACGCGCGTGCTGCTACTCGGGTGCGACTTGAAGGGGACGCATTACTTTGGGCCGCATGGCGCAGGATTAAAAAACACGACACTGGAAAGGTTCAAGGTGTTTCATCTGCAGTATGCAGCGCGGCGACACTTGCCGGTTATCAATTGCTCGCCTGATTCCGAATTGGATTGTTTCCCGCGCGGGAATTTGATGGATGAATTGAATGCCCACGGCATGGCTCGCGATAAGGCCGCTTGAGAAACGCACGCAGGCATTCAAGGCAGGATTGACGCGGCACGGTTTCACAGTAAGAGAAAGTCTTACGATGAATCCGGCAAGCGGCGACATACTGATAATCTGGAATCGCTACGGGTAGGCAGACCAAGCGGCGACGGTATTTGAAAAGCGCGGGCTGCCTGTTTTGGTCGCAGAAAATGCGACATGGGGCAACGACGCAATAGGCGGGCCGTGGTTGTCATTATGGCTAGGGCTGCACAATCGGCGCGATTCAATCCGCGCGGGCAGCTAGGGCCGATGGGATAGCCTAGGATTCGATCTAGCGCCATCATGGCGGTCGGATGGCGGGGAAACGATAGGATTACCGCAGCGAGGAATAGGGCCGCAGGGCATAGGGATGCCGCTGGGATGGAAACCGCCAGGTTGCGACCGTATACGACAGCATCCTGGAATGCGGGAATGCGTGCCGCTTGAGATTGACCTGGCGAACGCATCCAAGGTTGTGACATGGGGCAGCGGCGCGGCGGTCAAGGCGCTTATATGGGGCATCCGGGTAGAGTCGCATATGTCTAAATGGGCTGGCGAGCAGGACAATACAGATGCGGGCAGGATGGCTATGTTCCGCAGGCTTGCGTGGGCCTAGTGGCGACTGACTGAAATTGAAAGCGGGGAAGCGTTCGCGTGGCTGTTATCCGCCGCGTAAAGCGGCATAAAAAGGGCTTAGTCCAAAAGGGTAAAATGCGATGAATGAGCAGCAGATTGAAAATGAAATTAATGCCAAGGGCTTGAATGCGCCACGACTTACTCCGGCGCTGATTGATGCACAAATCGTGGATGAGGCTTATCACGCGCTGCGCAGTAAGCTAATGTAATGGCTATTGTCCTGATTACCGGGAAGGGCGGGAAGTCAGGAAGCTGGAAGATACGCGGCGAGTAGCTCGGCGTTGCGATAGGCGCAGACGTATTACCCGAAGCTGAAACACTGGATTGCAAATCTGCGCGTGTAGTGGTTTGCGTCAAGAGAATTTCGGAAAGGCTGGTACGCACGGTTCACGCCAGCGGAAGGCCGCTAGTTTGGGATGTGGTAGACGCCTATCCGCAACCGAATAACTGGACGCGCGAGCAGTGCATGGATTGGCTGCATGGCGAGTTGCGCAGAATCCAGCCGGATGCGGTTGTTTGGCCTACGCGCCGGATGATGCGAGATGCCGGATTTGCGGGGCCGTAGATCGTGCTACCGCATCACGCATGGACGAAGTACGGCAGAACGCAAACACGCGATAAGGTGCGCGTAGTCGGATACGAAGGTGGCGAAAGCTATCTCGGCAAGTGGCGCGAGATTGTGCAACGCGAATGCGATAAACGCGGCTGGCAGTTCCAGATTAACGGCGACATGCGCGATGCGGATATTGGTGTGGCGCTGCGGGACGGCAACGGGTATGCGCAAAGACATTGGAAGCCGGGCACGAAACTTGCCAATCTTCAGGCGCTGGGTATCCCGGCGCTATGCTCTCAAGAGTGCGGCTACCATGAAATAGCAAGCGGCTCGGAAGTCTGGATAGAAGAGGCGCTGGACGTTGGGATTGCATTTGCTGCGGTCGAATCGGCCTGCACACGCTAGGTGATTTCAGAGATTCAAAGCAGGCAGGTATTGACGCTTGAGTCAGTCGCGGACAAATATAAAGAATGGCTCTCCAGTTTGGCGCTGAATTACTGACCCATCCGCAGGACTCGCTTAGCGCTCGCGCGATATTGGGTGCGATGCAGTAGGCAAGCCCGATACCAGTATGCGGAACGGCGACATATCAAGGCCAGCATCGCTATCTGATGCTTTGGGGATACGGCAGGGACGGCAATGCGGAGATTGTGCGGCGGCATGTGGCGCGTGGCGGTCACGCGATATTGTGGGATTTGGGCTACTTCCGTAGGGCAAAGACGGAAGGATATTTCAGGATGAGTGTTGATCGTTGGCATCCGCAGACATGGCTGGACGCGACGCCTAACGATGGTTCAAGATTTCAATAGTTAAACATTCCATTGCGCAAGGTATCCGACCCTAATGGGCCGATCATTGTTGCGGCGATGGGTAAAAAATCACAGGCGGTAATCGGCAAGGATTGGGAATCGGACAAAGCCGCAGAATTGGCGGCAAGGTTTCCGGGCAGACAAGTAATCATTCGCAGCAAGGGGAATCCGACGCCGATCGCATAGGCATTGATGGGCGCATCTATGCTGGTATGCAGGCATAGTAATTGCGCGGTGGATGCAGTAGTCGCTGGCGTGCCTATTGAATGCGAAGATGGCGCGGCAAAATGGCTAGATGGAAAGCCGTATAAACGCCGTACAAGAAAAGACTTTTTGAACCGGCTTGCGTATTGGCAATGGAAAGCAAGCGAAGCCGCGCAAGCGTGGCAATTCATATTGAAGGTAACGAATGAAGATTAACGTGGGATGCGGTAGCAGAACGCTAGACGGCTGGTTCAATTGCGACATTGCGCGCGATCCGAACGCGCCGCGCGATCCTGACTTGCTGTGCGACGCAAAATAGATTCCGCTGGCGGATGGTTGCGCTGATACCGTTATGGCGATTCACCTGTTTGAGCATCTTTACCGCTGGGAGGTTGAGGGCGCACTGCGCGAGTGGGGCAGGCTGTTGCAGCCTGGCGGCTTGCTGATATTGGAATTGCCAGACCTTGTGAAGTGCTGCAAAAACTATCTTGAAGGCCGCATGCGCGGTGGGAAGAATCCCGACCAGCTCGCGCGATGGGGTATTTATGGCGATCCGCGTTCTGGCAACCCCTACATGAATCATCGCTGGGGATATTCGCCGGATGAATTAATATAGATATTGCTCGCCAATGGGTTCAAGAACGCGAAGGAAAAGCCGACGCAATTTCATCCCGCTGGCCGTGAACATCGTGATATGCGTATTGAGGCGATCAAGGCATGACGTTGCGTATATACATTGGTTATGACGCGCGCGAGCCGGAAGCCTACCGCGTTGCGGAATCATCCTTGCGCAAGCATGCAACATAGCCCGTTGACGTAACGCCATTGAATGCGGAACGCCTAGCGGCAGATGGTTTGCTGCGTCGCATGCAGGATCGGCGCGGCGGAATCTATGACTTGCCGAGCAACGCGCCATGCAGCACAGACTTCGCCATATCGCGGTTTCTTGTGCCAAAGCTGGCGCAAACGGGCTGGGCCTTGTTTGTCGATTCGGACGTTGTTTTTATGGATGATGTGGCGCAGTTGTTTGAGCAAGCCGACGCAAATAAGGCCGTGATGGTAGTCAAGCATTCGCAGCCTGAAACTGGCGATAAGAAAATGGACGGCCAGACGCAGACGCATTATGCGCGCAAGAATTGGTCAAGCGTGATGCTATGGAATTGCTGGCATCCGGCGAATCAACGATTGAGCCTGTAGGACATAAACGAAAGGCCTGGGCGTGACTTGCACAGATTCTATTGGCTGCACGATTCCGAAATCGGCATGTTGACTTGTGATTGGAATTGGCTGGTAGGCGTGCAAGAAAAACCTTTCTTTCCGAAGCTCGCGCATTTTACGCTGGGTGGGCCGTTCACGCCGGGATGGGAAGGCGGGGCGCATGATGAAATATGGTATGAGGCTTCGCGCTGATGTATCCGCCCGTCTTTGCTACCGCAGTTGCGGCGTCGCCTGTAACGGCATTGCTCGGCACGAATCCGACGCGCCTATATCTGTTCGGTGAAGCTCCGCAGAACGTCACGAAACCGTATGCAGTCTGGCAGACGGTCGCAGGCTCGCCCGAAAACTATCTAGGCACGTCGCCAAATATAGATCATTGGGTTGTATAGGTGGACGTATACGCAGATACCGCATCCAGCGCACGCGCGGTTGCACAGGCATTGCATGATGCTTTTGAGCCTAAGGCATATGTGACTAGCTGGCGCGGCGAGTCACGCAGCACGGATACACTTTTATATCGCTACGGTTTCGACGTGGAGTGGTGGAAGCCGCGATAAAACAGAATCCCGGAGCGCTCCGGGCTAACTTCCGCAATTGATGCGGAAACTTTTCAATCATCTAGATGAGGATATCAAAATGGCGGTTCTTACCAAGGGCACTTAGGTGTATTTCATCGATCCCGTAAATCATGCGGTGATCGAACTGTATTGCGTCAAAACGCTTAATCCGGGTGGCGCGCAGCGCGATCAGATCGAGACGACTTGCCTTAGCGCAAACTCTCGCTCTTACCTTCCGGGCCTTCCCACACCGGGCTAGGCATCGCTCGAAATCGACTTCGATCCGTCGCAGTCTAGCCACAAGCGTTTCCATGAGCTGTATGTATCCGGCGATACGATCCACTTCGCCGTTGGCTGGTCGGATGGCACCGTAACGCCGCATGCGAATACGTCGGGCGACTTCGTTCTGCCTACCTCGCGTTCGTGGCTGCACTTCGATGGATTCATCCGTGATTGCCCGTTTAATTTCGCGGTCAATGCAGTGGTTGCATCTGCTGTTTCGATCCAGGTTTCGGCCTTCCCAGACTTGTTCGTTAAGTCTTGACCGAAGCGGTAGACATTCGCGGGCTTGAAGGGGCGCTTGATATTCTCAAGCGCCTACCGGCTGAGCTTGTCTCAAGTAAGGGCGGTGTCGTCCTTACCGGATTGCGCAAGGGAGCGACGCTCGTGCGCAAGGCATGGCAGGCGGAAGTTCAGCGGATGGTGGATGAGCCGAATATCGCAGGACACTACAAAGATATCGGCTTGTACAAAAAATCAATCGGTGCAAAGCGCGTGCGCAATCCGAAGAAGTATGGATGTGACGAAATGGTGCGCGTTCGCGTGAAAGCGGGCGCGTACCCCGATGGCGATAGGGTGGCGATGGTTGCGGGCATTTTGGAGCACGGCTACGAGCATATGGTTGCCAAGGCTCCGTTCCGCAAAGCCACGGATACCATCGGGCAGACCGTTGCGGATGCAGTAGTGAAGGGCATCAATGACGGAATCGAAAAGGTAATAAAGCAACTCGATCCAACGGCATAACCCAAACGGCAAAGCGGTTACAAACGGGCGCGCGGCCTCTACGCTGTTCGCCGTGGCGCAAGTCGCGCGACCCGTCCCGCATCAAAATAGGTAGAACGAAAATGGAACTGATCCAGAAAACGCTTAAGTACAAGGGCAAAGAGGAAACGGTTTACTTCAAGGAATTGACCGCAGGCCAGCGCTTCCTCTTGCTGAAAGGCCAGCGTATCTAGACGCATCCTGGCGATGAAAAGGCCACGATGGAAATTGATCTTGGCGAAAGCCTTGAGCGCAATCATCGTCTGGTGCAAATGACGCTTGTGACGGAAGCGGGCGCAGCGGTGTATCGCACGCTTGCCGATCTGCATGCGGACTCGGCGGCGAAGGTTTCCGCACTGGTCAAGCTTGCCAGTGACGTACACAAGGATGACGACACCGAGGGAAACGCCTAAGCGGTGATCCGCAGCTAAGGTTCCTGTGTAAGCTCGCGTTTACGTTCCGCGCACCATTGCATGAAGTCATGCAGTGGCCTGCGCGGGACGTGGCCTTACTCGCTGAGTATATGTCCAAGGAACCTGCGCCGGATGACCGCTTGGAATTTGCATTAGCAGCGATTCAAGCGATGTACGTAAATTCGCATCGCAAACAAGATGCGCCCGCGCATAATGTGAAAGATTTCATGCTGTTCCTCGATCCTTGGGGCGAGCAAAAAGCCGAAGAAGAATCCAAGATTTCCGACCTTGCCGGAGAGTTCGGCATTTTCAATCAGGTACGATAAATAAATGGCAACGATTGTATTTGATCTAAAGGCCGTCACTGGCGCTTTCGTTACAGACTTTCAACGCGCTGCAAAGGAGGCGCAGAAGTCATTGGGCGAAATTAAGGATGCCGCACGCGAGACGGGCGCGGGCATCCTTGAGTCATTTACAGGACTGAGTACATCGCAGCTAACAGTTGCGGCGCTCTCGGCGGGCTTTGGCGAACTGATTAAAAAGTCAATCGAGCTTGGCGATCAAGTTAACAAGATGTCGCAGAAAATTGGCGTTAGCGTAGAAACGCTATCTGCCCTGCGTGCGTAGGCGCAGCTATCTGATGTGAGCTTCGATGATCTTGGCTCCGCAATGGGTAAGTTTGCCAAGACCCAGGCGGCAGCTGCAGGCGGCGCTAAATAGCAATCGGAAGCATTCGCCGCGATGGGCGTTGCGCTCAAGGATGCGGAAGGACATTTGCGCAGTCAAAATGACGTGCTCGGCGACGTTGCTAAAAAGTTTGCGTCCTACAAAGACTCGACGGAAAAAACGGCGCTTGCATAGGTGCTGTTCGGAAAGTCTGGCAAGGAACTAATCCCACTGCTAAATGAGCTTGGCGAAAAGGGATTTGAAGAAGTCACGAAACAGGCCAAGGCATACAATCTTGTTATCGGCGCAGACCAAGCAAGGGCGTCCTAGGAGTTCCACGAAAACATCACGCGGCTAAGTCAGGCCACTACGGGCTTTGGTCTGGCCGTCACGAAATAGCTGCTACCCAGCCTTGTGAATCTATCCTCGCAAATGGCGGAAGCCGCTAAGACTTCAGATGGTTACGCGGATAGCGCAAGTGGTGCTGTGTCTGTTATTAAATCATTCGTTCTTGGCTTGATCGCAGCCAAGGAAACAATCGCGGGACTGGTAAACGTTATCGCCGCAGTATTTGATGCGGTCAAAACGACGTTTGATGCATCCGGTCAATTTATTGCGGCATGGTCGCAGATGGTTGCCAAAAATATATAGGCTGCCTTCCGTTTTGATTATTCTGCAATATCCGCGAATAAGGACGCCTTCATAAAACAGGCCGGAGAAATTGCTGGCACGTTTACGCACAACATGGATGTCGCGCGCGGCGCTATGAGTTCCGGCGTTACTGACTCTGTTGGCAATGTCAAAAAAGCATACGATGCGCTTTTCGGCACGTTCTCCAATGTGATTTCAGGAGTTAAGACTGTATCCAAAGCGCACGAGGAAGGCGTAGCGCCGCTGCTCAAGAATGCGGATGCAGCGAAGGAGGCGACGAAAGCAGCCGAAAAGCTTGCGGAAATGTTCAATAAGGACGGCGAGACGCTAGCTTCCATTCAGTCCAAACTAAATCCCGTACAAAAAATATATAGCGAATACGTCAAGGGCATCGCGGAGGCGAATACCGCTTATCAAAAAGAAATAGAGCTTGCAAAAAAAGCAGGCTTGGGCGATGCTGCATTGGGCCAAGCTAAAGAAAACTTGATTGCAAAAAATAAGGCGCTGCTGGATGTTGAAAAGGCTCAGTAGGCGGAATTTATAAAGCAGAATGATGTAGTTGGAAAATATCTTGAGAAAATCGCAGACGATCAGGCGCTAATTGGGCTTACTGACCGACAAAAAGAAATTACCAAGGCAGTTCAGGACTTAACTCGCGAATGGGAAAAGGATACGCCTGCTGTCAAGGCGTGGCTGGCTTAGATGGGCGTTATTGATCCAACGTCCGAAGCTGGCAAGCTCAAGATTTAGGAAGTAACTGGCGCGCTGTATGACAATAAGCAAGCCTTCGATCTTTCGCAGCAGGCTGCGCGCGAATGGCAAGGCATCTGGTCGCAATCCTTCGATAAGATACTAAACACCAGCGGCAATATCTGGACGAAGCTAAAATCCGGATTCAAAGACCTTGTAAATTCGATCATCCAGTATTTCGAGAAGCTCGCGATTGTCAATCCGATCCTAAACGCCATGTTTGGCGGTTCGGTCGGATTCTCTATATTGCCAACGCTTGCCAATGCTGCGGGCGGGACTGCGCTAAATCAGACTGGTGCAGCAATTGCGCAATCCTATATTGACCCGAGTAGCGGCAATGTCATTGGCGGCGCTGCGGGCGGCGCTGGCGGCATTGGTGGCCTAACGTCACCGTCAACTTGGGTGGGGCTTGGGAAAAACCTTTTCAGCGGGTTTAGTTCGCTATGGAGCGGCACGTCAGGCGGTATTGCATCATTCGGCAGCATTCCAGGCGGCGGGTCATATGCGTTGACAGCCCCTGGCGCAGCCAGTCCGTTCGGGTATGGTGGCTACGGCTCAGGGTTCGGGTAGGCGCTCGGCGTCGCTGGCGGCATTTATGCTGGCTATAACGAGTATAAGAACGCTGGCGGCGGTCTGGCGGGCGCAGCTGGTGGGCTAGCCTATGGAGCCGGTACATACTTCGCGGGCGCTGGCATCGCTACTGCGGCTGCAACAGGCAGCATTGCTGCTGGACTCTCTGCAATCCCCGTTGTGGGCTGGATCGCAATTGCAGCCATGCTCATTGACAAGTTCAGCGGCGGCAAGCTATTTGGCACAGCATTCAAGCCGACCGGCAACGTTGCCGAGAATGTGAGCATCGGCGCGAATGGCGCTTCGGTCACAAACTCTATTGAAGAAAAGAAAAATCAGGCTTTGTTCGCAGGCCACAAATGGCGATGGGAAGATCTCGCCGCCACGCCGGAACAGATGCAGTTCGCGGATTCCGTAACCAAGGCCATGAATCAGGTGGCGCAGTCTGCGGCTACCGCGCTTGGGCATGATGTGGGCGATCTTGTCTCTGGCGCGTTCAAACAGGTTACGGATAAATCCGGCAAGGTCACATCGCAAATTTCTACGGTACTCGGCAAGCAATACACCGAGGCCATAGACGATTTCGTCAAGCGCATGCAGGCGGAAAACGTCATTGCGCAAATTGGCGGTGAAGCGGACAAGGTGGCGGACGCCTATCGCGCGACCGCACAAGGATTGTCCGACGCAGCGCAGTTCCTGCTCGCCGCTGCGGTAGATATCAAGCACGGTCAATCGTTGCTCGGCGATGATAAATCGCTGATAAGCATCAATGCGCTTGTGAACCAGCTTGCGCAGTCTGGCGAGTCGCTGGTGCAAACCTATCAGCGATTGCAGACTGAGACGAAGGCGCTGCATGACTCGCTCGACATGATGGGCGTCACCTTGTCGCATACCGGCGCGGAGTTTGTGAAGTTCGCGGACGCGGCAGCGACGGCAGCGGGTGGCGTGCAAAACCTGCAAGCACTGCTCGCGAGCTACGGGAAGAATTACTTCTCTGCAGACGAGCAAGGGCAGCAGCAGATTGCCTACTTCAAGAAACTGGCAGGCGATGCGCTTACCGGCATCGGTGAAGCCGCAGACACCAGCATGGCGCAGTTTCGTGAGGACTTCACGAAGGTCATGCCGACGCTCACGCCGGAGCAACTCGTCTCTTGGCTCAAGGCGGCGGACTATCTCGCGCAGGCCACTGCAGCGCAGAATCAGTATAACGCCGCACTCGCACAGGCCAATGCTGCACAACTGAACGGAGTCCAAAACTACGCAAATATTGTCACGTCGATTCAGGACGGCATAAACCAGTTACAGCATCCCGCCAGTGATTTCCAAAAGGGATTGATGGCAATCGGGCAGGCGCTTGTTTCGACGGAAGCGCAATTGAATGCGGCGGCGCGCGCGGCAGGACTGGCAGCGGCACGCGAGGAAGATTTGGCGCTCGCGCGTAAGTACGCGGAACTGCAATCGCAGGTGCTAGCCAAGCAATTGATGGCGGATAGCGCGCCGCTGGTATCCAGTCTATTCGGCAATGGCTCGGTGGATCAGGCCGCGACCTCGGCGAGTAGCAGCCTGTACAACGTCGCCAGCGGATTGCAGGCGGTCGCGGATGCGGCTACTACCTTCCGTAATTCCATGTTGCTCAATTCTCAGTTGTCGCCGCTGAATGTGCAGCAGCAATATCAGGAAGCGCTCAAGCAGCTTTCGGCAGATGGTAGCTCGCAGACCGCACAAACCGCGCTAACTCTCGCGCGGCAACTGATGGCATCGGGCGACGACTACGCCAAGGCGTTCGACCTCATCACCAGCATGGTACGCAACAACGGCAGCACGGCAACGGCTGGCGGCGGCGGTCACGGTAGTAGCAGCAGCGCTACATCGGCGGGGCAGACAGAATCACAGCGACTTGCCGACGCGCAAAAACTCGCGCAGAACGTTGCAGACCTCGCCGGGTTCGGCGGCAAATCTTTCGCGGACATTGCCAAGCAACTCGGTTTTGGACTCGATCAGCTTGGCAGCATCCTCGGCTTGCAAGGCGACGACCTTACGAAATACCTCACGTCGCTTGAGGCCAAGAGTTACAACCTCACCGACATGGCGGCGATGCTTGACAAAACTGTCACGCAGCCGATTGTCGATGCGCTTTATAAGGCGCTTGGCCTGTACAAAAACATCAATACGCATATTGGCATTCCGGGCACCATTGGCAGTATCGCAGCAAATGATAGCGACGGCGCGAATTTCAGCGGTACGCCGATCCTGTCGCGTCGCCCAATCCTGCCGACCCCTGTAAACCCTGGCGGAGTGTCGCCGCCATCGCCGGAGCCTGTGACCCCTGGCGATATAGACCGCCTAGGCGACCGCATCATTAACGGCTTGACCAATGTGGCGAAGGTAACGGCCAGCGGCGCGGTTGCGGTTGAGGATGCGACAAACAGCGTGGGCAACAAGATCGTGAACCTCGCGCGCGCACCTAACGTGCCGGTAAGCGACCGCGTTATGCGGAGCCTTGTCGCCTGATGCAGCGCTTCTCATTGATAGCAAATCATCCGCTGTATACCGGCGATATCGTCATCATCAATCGCCCTGCGCAGGCGTTCGTCGGGGCAAGCTATTCGTTCGCGTTCGCAGCGGTCGGCGGCAGCGGTTCGCTGTCGTGGGAATGCCGCAGCACGTTGCCGAGTGGGTGGACGTTCAGCGGTTCGACGCTGACCTATTCTGGCACATTGTCGAGCACGGCGGCGTTTAGCGTGGACATCTACGTCCGCGACGCGAATTTCGATCACGAGATTTTGCAGACGTTCGCGATTGAAGTTATCGCGCTGCCGCTGACACTCTCGGGCGATTTGCAGGATCAAACTAATGGCGTCACGATCACGCCTTACAGCTACGTGGCAAGTGGCGGATATCCAGGCTACACCTACGCGATCACCTCGGGCGCGTTGCCGACCGGTCTTTCGCTCAACGGGGCAACGGGGCAAGTGACCGGTACGCCCACGACGAACGGCGCCTATTCGTGGGCTGTCACCGTAACCGACTCGCACAGCAACCCCGCCACCATACCGGACTCGTGCAACGTCGCTGCGCCAGCGCTGACGCTGACAGGGACGGCAACATCGCCGGTTACGATTGATGATGCCTATTCGTGGACGCCGGCGACAACGGGCGGCGTTGGGCCTTACACGTACTCTGTCGGAAGCGGAACATTGCCAGCGGGCACGACGCTAAACACGTCAACCGGCGAAGTTCACGGCACCGTCACCACGGTCGCCTCATTTACTTTCGTGATTCATGTCGTGGATTCGGCGAGCAGTTCGGCTAACTCGCCATCAGAAACTGTCGTCGTGAATGCCAACGCCACGGCGCTGTCGATCTATAACAAGATCGCGACCAGTGCGGGCGGACATGGCGCCTATTGGAATCTTGACGAGGCGACCACGGCCATTAGCAGCAGTCGTGCGGATAACGCAAACGGTGCATTCCCTCTTGGGATCGCAGCGGCCGCGATGGCGATCGTCAACGGGCCTCGTGGTGCGGGCGACAATGCTACAGGCGTCGGCTCTGGCGGTTACCTCACTGCTTCTCGCACAGTTGGCGATGATCTGGACGTACCCGCGTCGGCGCAAAAATATTGCTTATTCGGATTCATTAAGTTCAACAGTGCGCCCGGCAGCTTGCTGAGCATAGGTGGGACTTATCAAGGCGGCTCTCCGCCAAATGGCGGATACATGCTCATATCAGGGCCGACCAATGCGGCGTATGGCTATAGCGGAGATACAGTCACCACTACTTGGGCGCACGCAAATACGACTATACCGGACACAACGAACTGGCATTTCTACACCATGTGGCGAGATAACACGGACGGCAAATTGCGCATTTCTGTGGATGGTGCAACCGCCGCCGTTTCTGCCACAACGTGCGTTCCTCCGCAATCGAATATCGCGTTCCTTATTCTTGGGGGATTGGGTTCTCCTGATGCGTCGGTTTCGAGATGGGGTTACATCAAGGGCGATTACCTGACTTCGAGCGAACAGACTTGGATGGTGAACAGCGGCAGCGGGCGTAACTGGCTTGAAATCAAACGACTGGCGGGCCACTGATGGCTAAGCAATACTCCTCACTCGACAATGCAGCACTAGGCCCGAGCCTCGAAACCGGGCTTGGCGGGCTGACGCTCACGACCACGGCCGACTCGCTCAACCTCAACCGCAATGCACGCTCGCGCATCGGGATTGCGGCGACGGCGCCGGACATCTATTTTGAAGGCGTGTTCTACGGCTCGGCTGCGCTCACGATGAGTAACGCGGCAGTCGGCATCGTGCAGTCTGGCGTTGCGACAAACGTGTGGCCGGGGAACGTCGCCAACTCCATCGGCTACCGCCCTGCAGATGGCGCGGTATATGTGAACGGTTCTAGCGTTGCGACGGTTGCGCCAACGCTGGCAAAGGGCGTCATTGGATTTGCGCTGTCGCAGTCCGCGCATACGCTGAAAATCTACGTAAACAACCTGCTCGTCTACACCGTCACCGGCTTGGCCTCGGCGGTTTGGTTCCCCGCAATCAGCGTCGGCAGCACCGTCGCGCGCGACTTGACCGGATATCTAAACCTGGGCCTGCGCCCGTCCGAGAATGCGCCGCCAACCGGCTACCGCTTCGGCGTGTGGAGCATCGTTGCCACGACGCCGATTGATCCGCTGGCATCGGACTTCTTCCTATCGTCGCCGACTTCGCCAGTTCCCAATGCCAGCTACAAGGGCCGCGTGATGCTGCCCGAGAATCTCTCAATCGAACAATCGGCATCGTTCTGGACGGATGGATCGCACGGTAGCAGCTCGCAAAACACCATCGGCCTTGACCTCGAAAACGCCGATGGTGCGCTCGACAATTATCCCGACATCATCACCGGCACGCCGTTCCCGATTGCGATTGCCGACCTGAATTCTACCGCCGAGCCGACGCTTATCGCAACGCTCGTTGCCAAGGCCGCGAAGCCGACCAAGTTTGATGTGATGCACGTCGATTTAGCCGACGCCGCGCGCAAGTGGGACGTGCCATTGCCGCGCCGCTTGGTGCCGCCGTGGATGGACGCGGGCGCAGCAAATCAGCCTTTCCCGATTGCGCTCGGCGCGGTGCGCGAAGCCGAGCCGCTATTGATCGACGGCATCAATCGCGTGCGCGTGGTGCATGACGATCAACTGACCAACATTGCCATCCTGCGCGACAAGGGCGACCCGCTCGACCCGACCGCAACGCCGCCCGACTACACGGCGACCGGCGACCTGCGCGGCGTCATCACGAATACCGACCCGGCTGGCACTGTTACGGGCGATTTTTCCTCGCAAGGCACAAGCTCGCTCACGCCGACGACCGGCACCGACTTGCTAGCAGGCATAGGGGCTATGTCTACTGCCAATAGCAATGGATTGCCAGCAGGTTGGGAATAGACACCCGCAATTGGCGGGTATGGCACGCCGTCGCAGGTGGCAACAGATGGCGGGCGCGCTCGTATCACATTCGATACGTTCACAGGCGGGCCGCAGACGCAGGCAAGCTATATCAGCACGGCCATTGGTGCGGCAACGATCCTTTCCGGCAAGCGCTACCGCATCAAGTTCGATGTAAAAGCGGCGGACGTTTCGGCGGAAGGCATTAATGCGGCCTTCGGCTTGATCGTCAACGACACGACCGGGCCGCGCGTGGATTCCGTGCTCGGGCATTCAGTATTGGTAGGCTCGCTCTCCGATCCCGCGTTCGGAGCCGGTTCGTTTACCGTCGATTTCGTCGCGCCGTTCGATGTGCGGTATCTATGCGTGGGCGCGAGCCTTTCGATCCTGTCTGGCGATCCAACCCCAGGCTCGTCGTGGGTCGAATTCGACAACGTAACCGTCGTTAAACTTCCCGATCCGCCCGTTTCCGGTGCGCCGTTGCAGGGAATTTCGCTCACAAACTTTTTCAAGGAAATTATCCTGCGCAGCGAACGCGCGGGCCTGACTGATGCAGACGTGGACTACACCAGCACCGATGCAATCGACACCTCCGCGCCGTATCCGTTCGGCGTATATGTGCAGTCCGCGATCACGATTGATGGCCTATCGCGTGCGCCGCTGGATTCGTTCTGCGCGTCGATCACCGAAGATGAAACCGGCGCGCGTCGTGTCATCCGCTTGACCGATCCAGAGCTCGCCGCCGATGGCGATATCGTTGCGGAGTTTGACGGCTCGAACCTTGACGATATGCCGACTTGGGATCGCGACCCGGCCATCGGCCTGACAGCGCGCGCAGGCGCGCCGCACAACTGGTATCAGTTCACCGACGGCACGCAGTTCGTTGACGACTTCGACCCGGCGACCGGCATCGATGCGCAGACCCGCGCGCAATTCATGCGGGCGAGTCAAAACTTTGTTTCAACCGATGTCGTGCTCGATCCGAGTTATCAGTTCGCGCTCGACGCCGACCCGATCCCGTACCTGCTCGACTTGCTGGCCGATGCCAAGGCCGAGCTAAACCGCGTGTGCGGCATGTTCACGAAGGTTCGTAAGCACTACACGTTTAGCGGGGCGCTGGACGATCAATCCATTCCGCGCGTCGGCGACATCGTGCGCGTGACTTGGCCGCGCGGCGATCTGGCGGCGGGCAAGAAACTATTCGTAAAGCGCGTGCGCTACTTTCCGTGGTCGCGCCGCGCCGACATAACCGCTTGGGGATGATCCGATGATTCTGAGTTTTCTTCGCGACACCAGCTTCACGCCGAGCATCGCTGGCGGGACGTGGATCACCGGCAACGGCGACACGCTGCAAAACAGCATCGTTGCGGACAAGGCGCGGCTGCAATGGCCGTCCGGCTCGCAGATGACCAGCACGACCGTATCCCTCACGTTCACACGCGCGGTGGCGGAAACGCCGGTCATGTTCGGCCTGCTCAATACAACCCTGCCAGTCGGCTGTAAAGTCGTCGTCGCGTTCAAGCGGCCAGCGGATGCGGGCTATACATACAACTCGATAACGCTCTACGTGCTGCAAGGGCTGCGCGGCGAGCGGTTTATTTGGTACATGCTGCCGACGGGCCTTGATCCGGTTACGGGGTGCAAAGTCACAATCTACAATGACGTGGGCGGCTCTACCGCTATTGCAGCGTCGGCTATGATCGACCTGGGAGAAGTGTGGCCCGGGTGCAAGGGAATCGACCTATCCGCCGCCGTGGACTTTGGCGAAACGCTTGACGATGCCACGCTCACGTACTACTCAAACCTGCAACAGATTCGTCGCCAAGTTAAAACGCCTCGCCGCATCCTGCGCCTTTCGCCTTGCATACGGCAGGCATCGGAAGTCTGGAACGGCACCAACGATCTGACAACGATAATGGCCGGACTCGACCGCGCGCAGCCTTGCGTCATAGTGCCGATCTACAAGACCGCTGGCGTAGTCGATCAAACCCTCGTCGCGCGCATGGCGCGATTCGGCTACATCACGTTGATGGCCGAAAACAAGCACCTGGAAAACCTCATCGTGCAGGGTGGCGAGTGGAAGCATACGGAAGTGCCGATTCCAGTATAAATCTGTTCCGCAATTTCAAAACGCGCCGCGCCGCATATAGGTTTCACGGCATCAATTTGCGCAATTTTGCGGAACGTATTTCATGCTAACGGCATGATTTAGCGCAAATAAGAGAGAGACTCTTAATCTCTTGGTCCTAGGTTCGAATCCTAGACGGCCCAATCACTTACGATAGATTGTATTCCTCAAAAAAAGTCAACCATTCCGCAATTCTCAGCGCGTCGGCTCGACCTTGGCACTTGGCGTCCAGTTCCGCTTTCTCGTCCACTACTCGTTGTTGGAAATCTTGCAACATCACGCACCCCTCCCGGCTGTGCCGTGCTGTGTTTGCTCGGCAGCACAACGCCGAATATCTTCGCGCGCTGCTTCGTTTGAGGCGAAGAAGTGAGGCCGATAGCCAACGGCGGCGCGGTAGATCATTGCGCCAGCACGTTCTGGCCCATATTTCTTTTCTAGCGATTGACCGGCATCGCCCGCAAGGTGAATCGCCCACCCTGCGCGACAATGCGTCGTGCCGCATGCTCCGCTCTCTCCGTGCCATGAGTTCATCTGTAACTCGCCGCCGCCCGTGATGGCCGCGAGAATCTTCGCGTCGATCTGTTCGATCACTGGCACATCTGGATTGCGCTCGCGAAATCTGACCGCCGCAGTAGCACGACGTGCTGCGCGATCCTCCAGCGTGATAGCGCGCTGGTACGGTTCGGCGGGATTCGTGGCCGTAGTGCCGTCAGGCACGTTCCTGGCGCCCGCAAGGTAGGCGCCCGCAAGGTCAGCGCCCGCAAGGTCAGCGCCCGCAAGGTCAGCGCGCGCAAGGTAGGCGTCCTCAAGGTAGGCGCCCGCAAGGTTGGCGCGCGCAAGGTAGGCGTCCTCAAGGTAGGCGCCCGCAAGGTAGGCGCCCGCAAGGTCAGCGCCCGCAAGGTAGGCGCCCGCAAGGTCAGCGCCCGCAAGGTCAGCGCGCTCAAGGTAGGCGCCCGCAAGGTAGGCGCCCGCAAGGTCAGCGCCCGCAAGGTCAGCGCCCGCAAGGTCAGCGCGCGCAAGGTAGGCGTCCTCAAGGTAGGCGTCCGCAAGGTAGGCGCCCGCCTTAATCGCCTTCTTCACCGCGAAACCTAGTTGCAGTGAGTACGACTTACCGGAAAATTCAGCCGACAGTTCGCACTCAAACTGCACGGCACCACTAAAGCGGTTTTTGATTTGGAAGATCACTTCGATTCTCCTGTTGTTTGTGTGTTCTCTCGTGCGCCCCAACGCTTTGTATACTCTTCGACTATTCTGTCAGCGATAGCGCAGGCGGCAATGGACTGGTAATCGTTGTACGAGACGTAGTTGCCGTTCGCGTGTTCGACAATGCCGTCTGTGCATTCGTGGTATCGCTGCACGGTCATGCTGCCTCCTAGAACGGGATATCGTCTGAAAATTCCTCTTGCGGCGCTGGCGCAGGCTTCGGCTTATCCTGGCTCGGCACGTCGCGCTTCGGTGCAAGTAGATCGACGTTCGCAACCCGCAGCGTCACATACGTTTTCCCGTCATGCTCGCGCGTGCCAAGTTCGCCAGTGACGCCGAGCTTGTCGCCCTTGCATATGTACTCGCCGACCTTCGCGCCGCGCTCGTCCCACATAGAACAGTCAAGCCATATGGTTTGCCTGTTGTCGCCGTAGCCGCTGTCGATTGCCAACGCCCATGACGTTACGGCTTTGCCGCTAGTCGTGTGACGTGTGATTGCATCGCGGCCAATGCGTCCGATCCCGGTAAAAATATTCATGCTTGTGGCACCTTCAGTTCTGCTTGTATTAGGCTTTTGTGAACACTTGCCAGTCGTTCTATAATTTTAATATTCATGCTGCAATCCTCTCTGCTGGTGAATACTTAGCCACAATCACGTCAAGCTCGCCGTTGAAATCTGCAACCGCTTGCGCGAGTTTGGCAATATAGGCTTCGTCGCGTTCTGCGCGGAAAACGAATAGGGGCAACTTCGGCCAATAGGAAACGAAGTCGCAGAAGTCACGGCCTGAAATCCATAATTGGCCTTGAGCCTGGGCGACGTGTTCTGGCGGCAATCGCCGCTCGCCTTCCAACAATTCAATCTGCAAATGCGGTAGCTTGGTTTTTATTTCCAGAAGTCCGTTATCTCCTACCGTGCTATCTGGACTTGCGCCAGCGCGACCTCGCCGCATGAATCCAACCGGCTGCGGGTCGGAGTCCGTTTGAAAGGCGTAGAACTGCCGCGCCTCATCCTCCATCGCATGTCCGCGTTCGGTATGCTCGTTTCCTTCCCATGTCGGCACCTTTTCGCCAGTGATGACCTGGGCCGCAAGGGTTAGCAGATATTTCCGGCGCGTGATGCTTTCGCCGCCGCCTTTACCCTTAGCTAATACGGTCGCGAACTGGCTTGCGGTTGGAATGCCGCGACGCACGGCAAACCATTCATCAGAGTTTTGCGGGCAATCGTGTAGCAGCACAATATCGCTCACCTCGCTTTCTCCTTTGAGCGCAGCGCGGCCAGTGCCATGTCATAGGCTTTTGCTGGCAGCTTGGCGAGGCTTTCGACCTTGAGAAATTTAAGGAATTTAGCCTCATTCGCTCCGGTCGATTCCATCCATTCGCGCAATGTCACTAGCTGCGCATCGCTCACAAATTCGACCGATGCCGCATATGCGTCGTCGTCCTCGCCGTGACTTGTCAGGTTCAACAGTGCGCCAGCGGTATAACGCTTGCCATAGCTCACGCTTGACGCAACGGCCTGTACGGCATTCTTATTGCCGGACGCATCAGCAGGCAGCTTGATCGTCGTGCGCTCGCTGTGCCCGCTACGATGCGACAGAACGGCGGTTACGCTAATGCCTTCGGAAAAGTCAGTGCGGAAGGAAAGGGCGAAACCGTGCTGCGTCAGGATCGGCTTGATCGCGGTGTTAATGTCCTCCCAAAGCGCGAATGAATAGCGCATCTTTCCGTCAACCGTGGCTTTGCCGCGTTCGCTGATTGCTGGCAGCTTGCCCTGCATGTCGGCAAGCGAGCTAGAGAATGCAGACTCCGCACGCCTTGACTCGATGCGCTCATACATCGCCATCAATCGCTCCATCTTCTCCACGTCCGTATTCGGATCGGATGCCGCGCGTGAGATAACTGCTAACAATGTGGATTCTTCGGCATGGATCGCCGGGGTATTTTCAACTTTTGCCACTGCGTTCATTTCGCTACCTCCGATCCCTGCGCGGTTTCCGCCGCGCTCGGTGCTACATAACTCGTGAAGCAATCCCGCTTACTGCGCCACCGCTCGATACGCTCATGCGGCATCATCGGGCGCAGTGATTCGTTCTTGCCGTTCCACCTGGCGATAACGCAGCGCGCTCCGAATGCGGCGAGTGTTTTGCCTATCGCTTGGTCACGTTGTGCGGTCATGCTGCTTTACTCCGTGAGTCCGAGTCTGCGAAGAAGCACGACAATTGCTGTTGCAGCGCATAGCGGTACAACGCCATTGCCGCAGAGTCGCAACTGATGGCTTCGATGTTGGTCCACGCCACAGGAATCCCCATCAACCAGCACACAAAGGCCGGATTCAATCGCGGGCGCGAGGTCTGGACGTTCTGCGAGGATAGTTCCCCATCGCTCGCTCTCTCGATCCGGCGCGAAAAGGCTTCCGCCTGCCAATTCAGCAGCATGTCCATCCGACTCCTGCCGTCTGCTCTCGTCACTGCGCTGCCCACCCCATTGGCGATGCTCGCTGTTGGCGTTGCCCAACGTGCCGCAGCCTCGCGCAGATTCATGCCCATGTAGCCATTGCTGTACGTGCTGGTGTTTGTGTCTGGCGTAGGCCACAACGAACACGCGTTCGCGCAACTGGCTGGCCCCCACTTTTTCCGCAGATAGCATTCCCCATTCCGCAGCGAACCCCATTTCGGCCAAGTCTGCGAGTACGGGGCCGAATCCACCGGAAGAAAGGAGTCCTGGCACGTTTTCGAGTACCACGAGCCATGCACCAGACTCGAGAATAATTCGTGCGATGTCGGGCCATATCCAGCGCTCGTCGTCAGTGCCTTTGCGCTTTCCTGCTTGGCTATGCGGCTGGCACGGGAAGCCCGCAGTGATGCAATCCACCGATCCGCGCCAAGCTGTAGCGTCGAAGGTTGTAAGGTCAGACCAGATAGGCGCGCCATCCAGCGATTGCGCTTCCATGCGAGCCGCAAGGAGCGCAGCCGCATAGACTTCCCTTTCCACGTAACAGGCAACACGGCTTTTCCATCCGACATGCTCGCAAGCAGCAGCAAGCCCGATTTCAATTCCGCCATATCCGGTACACAGCGCGATGGTAGATAGATCCACATTCACGCGACCATCCACCGCAGCGCATCCCCAAGCCACCACACCGCGCACCACAGCGCAGCGCCGCACACGAAACCCACGACTGCTTGCACGACTTTGTGCGCGTCCTCGATTGCGGACTCAAACTGTTCTAGGCGGGAATAGTTCATGCCGCGCATTCCACAAATTCGCCGGAGTAGTTTAGCTGATACCAGGTATCTGCCTTGATGCCGTTCTCGCCGACCTTCGACGCGCGGATATGCCGAATGCTCCCATCGACGCCGCGATTGACTAGAACAATAGCCGCAGTCTTGGATGCGCGAGCCCTGCAATAAAGTCCGGTCGCCATCGCGACGGAATGCAAACCAGTCGCCGATGCAGCGCCACTCTCTCCAGTCGCCGATGCAGTGCCCCTCCAACCAGTCGCCGATGCAGCACCCCTCTCACCAGTCGCCGATGCAGCGCCACTCCAACCAGTCGCCGATGCAGCGCCCCTCAAACCAGTCGCCGATGCAGCGCCACTCACACCAGTCGCCGATGCAGCGCCAATCTCACCAGTCGCCGATGCAGCTCACCTCAAACAAGTCGCCG